GCGAAAACGGTATCAAACCAAACGTGCCATACAAGGTCGATAACGCGGGGAATCCAATCAAGGAAGAGATCAAGAAATCAAGCTAATCTACCCCGTGCCGTCGCGCAATCGGCGGCGCCTAACGGCTTTATCGCGGAGGAAACGGCATGAGCCTCAAGTTCAAACAGATAGCAGTCGCAACAGCATCGGAAGACTCGTACGATAGTGTCTATGCGCTCACCGAGGACGGCACACTTTACCGAATGCAGACACGCCACACTCTCGATTCGTGCTCCGTGCGCTGGGAATCCTGGTGGGAGATCGTAGACCTTCCCATCGGCGATCCGAAACTGCTCAATCCGGAGGCCCGCCGATGACCGCCCACGCTTGGCTCTGCTGGGTGCTGGAATGGAGCGCGCTTATCGGCTTCGCGGGCTACTGGACTGCCCGCCGTGACATCTACACGCCCGACAACGGGCCAACACGCTCAGAGCGGTATCTGACCGAGAGCGACTGGAGACGCTGATGGTTTATCAAGTGTGGCACGATAACGTGAATGCGAGTATCGTTGTCGTCTCCGCCGAAAGCCCTCAAGAAGCGGTCGCTAAAGCGCGCAGAAAGTTGGCCAGGATTCATCCCGAGCCGACATTCGTTCGGAACGCCGATACAGGCGAAACCCAGGATTGCCGGGATTGGTAGAAACTATGAATAAGCCGTGCGCGTGGCGGTGTTTCAGGGCTACGCGGGAACGTGGAGGACGTGACCATGAAGCCGTGCAAAGAGCACAATCTCCGCTCCTCGGACTGGAACAAGCGGTTCTGGTTCCATGATTGGCGGGCGTGGCAAGAGCCAATCACTACTGTCTACAAGGGCGTGCAGACGCTTGTGCAGCTTCGCCGCTGCCATCGTTGCGAAAAAGTTCAAGCGAGGGAGTGCTGACCATGGCAAAGCAGCCGTTGTACATCGTGGAAATGCTCTGGTTCGGTAAATGGGAGCCGACTAAGTGGACGGTTCCACACGAATCTCGGTACGTCACCCGAGGCGTAAAGAAGGTGCGATTGGCAGTAGCCAAGAAAGCCTTGGAAAAAGCGAAACGTGCCTGCCCCCACGTGGAGTACCGCCTCAAGGTCGTGAGCGAATGAACGCCCCCGAGCGCGAGTCCAATCTGCTGACCGCAGAAGCGCGAGAGCTCTTAGCTATCGTAGGAGACTCGTCGCGGTCCACTCAGGAGCGCGCGGTAGCAGACGCGATGTACGAGTTCTGCATATTGCAGCGCGACAGGGCGCGAGCGCGCGAGCAGGAGGAACACCGTGCAGAAACCGCAGCAAATTCGTAAATGCTCATGGTGCAAGGCTTGGATCGTGTATGATCCAGGCGTTCGAATGTGGCGTCTGTTTGAGGCCCCTTGCACTTACTACTGCCCTCAGGATCGCGCCGAGAAACGCTGCCAGCACATTCCCACGGAGAACGCCGAGGAGGAACACCGTGAACCGCCGCAGTAGCGCCCCGTTCTGGCTCGTCACGCGTTACGGCGCCAAGTGTGCCGGGTGCGGGTTCGGGATCAAGAAGGGCGAGGACGCGCTGTACTTCCCAGCTACCAAGCAGGTGCTGTGCGCCGGCGATGGGTGCGGGAAGAAGGCATGGCGCGAGCTGCAAGAGCAACGATTCGACGAGCAGATGGTGAACTACCGACCCTAAACCGAACGGAGGATCCACAATGCCTACACCGATTGCCACCTTCCACGAGCGGGCCATAATGGCCATGGCCGATCTCACCTATGCCGCGCTCGCCAAACCGCCGCAAAATGACACAGAAACCACCGAACCGGGATTCACGCCGGGCCCCTGGAAGTCAGACGAAAAAATCGTCCCCTGGCTGAGCGGAGACGCACCGGCCGTCGCAGTTTGGTACGAGAACAAGACACGGCCCGGCCATCAGTCGCCTGTCTGTATGGTCGCACCTGATCTGAGCGGGCGCTACGGCGTAGCAGGCTCGCAGCATCCCATCGAGGACGCGCGCCTTATCGCTGCCGCGCCGGAGATGTATGAAGCGCTTCAACAGGCAGCGCAGGCAATTCCGACCACACATGGAGCTTTCGAGACGGTCCGCGCCGCGCTCGCCAAGGCGGTGCGCCCATGACCCTCACCGAGAATGTCACCAATCGCGTTCTCTCCAAGCATGGCCTGGCGCCGGTTACGCGCTGCGACATGATGGGCTGTGGCGGGGAGCGTTGCACCTACGAGACCTGCCCGTGCTCCTGCCACCTCTACGCCCTGGCTGACGTCCTCCACGAGGGGCCGAACGTGAGCCACCGGCCCAACCCCGTGGGAACGTTCCTCGCCCGGTCCTTCATCGCGGCCGGATGGGTCGTTGTAGGCCTGGCTTGCGCCGTCACCTTCATCTGCATGTCGCTGGGTTGGATGTGCTGGCTGGCCGTCGCCGGCGGGCTCTACGGCGGATGGCGCGTCATTTTCAGGAGCAAGCCATGAACCTGACCGAGAAGATGATCGCCGCGGCCGTAGGCGCCCTGTTCGGCCTGTCGTTCTCCTACGCCGTGCACCTGCTGGGCGAATGGGTGGGATCTCGATGACGACGTGGGAGCCAGAGTGGGAGTTGGGATCCGTACCGGACGCGGAGCTCTGGTCCGAGGTCGGTCGGCGGCGCGCGGCCCGGTCCCACCCCAAACCCAAAATAACCGCGCCGTGTGTCCACTGCGGCGTTTTGCTGGGTGTGGCTGAGCGCAGGAAGCCGTGTCCGGAGTGCGGCACGCGCCAGCCGCGGGTAAAGGTCACGAGGAAGAGGCGGAAGCGGAAACGTCAGCTTTAGAAAAAAGACTGTCGCTGCGCTTGCTGGCATATTCTAGATTCGCGCACGCTTGGAGCCAATACGATCGCTTCAATTCGCTGCCGAGAAAATTCCTCTCCATCTCCAAAGCCACAACGCCAGTTGACCCTATGCCAGCGAAAGGATCGTAGACAGTATCGCCCACGTTGCTCCACAGCTTCACCCCGCGCCGGATGACTTCAAGTTGTAGTGGGCAGATGTGCCGCTCATCCTCATGCTCGCGGGCTGATTCCTTTTGCAAGGTGTCTGAAGCGTTTATATCCATCCATACCGGACTCGCAAAGTTCTGCCACAACTTTACAGGGAAACTCTCATTTGTGTTTGTCACCCGCTCTGGGTTGTCTCCCGGTTTCCGCATGGTCACTAAGTAATCGGGAATCCCCTGCCGACTCATGCAGGAATCCTTTTTGATCTGCTTGTGGAGCAAACCGAGAGCTTTCGTGCGCTGCATCGAAGTAACTGGGTCTTTCCAAATGCAGACCTCGGAGTGATAGATAAATCCCGCTTCTTCGTATGCCTTGATGATTTCCCCGCGAAAGTCGCGCAGGCCGATGTAACCATGGAACTGCTTCGATGTGGGCAGATTCATACAGTGAATCGACACAAGGCGTCCAGGCATCGTGATTCTGAATTGCTCTTTAATTAGAAAACGATAGTGCTGCCAAAACTCATCGGACGTGCGGCTGTTGCCCATGTCGCGGTCGCTGTTTGAGTAAGTGTACAGCGTTTCGAACGGCGGCGAGAATATCGAGTAGTGGATTGAGTCGTTCGCCACTTCCCGCGCCATTTCAACACAGTCGGCCAAGTCAATCCGATAGCCCTCACCCTCGGCTCGGTCCCGAACGTAGGGCGATGAAGTGCGCGACGTGCCAATTAGATTCATGCGGGTCAAGTCTTGCGTGTTCTCTGCCATTTCCTCTGCCATCTTTTGTGCCTCCGCATCTTTCCGTCTCAGGTTCTCAACCACGTTACCTTCCGTGGTGGCGGCGATGATATGCACATGTACGTCGCGCATCTGCCCGAAACGCCACGAGCGGCGCACGGCCTGGTAGAACTGCTCCCATGAATCATTTACTCCGACAAATAATTGCCGTGCGCTATTCTGGAGGTTCAGCCCGTACCCGAACATCGACGCCTTGCTCACTAGATATTTCTTCTCGCCGGATAGCCAAAGATTCAGCAACTCGACCTTGCGGTCGGGATTGAGTGAGCCGAAGATCGAAACGCAATCAGAGCCCAAGTGCCGCGCTAAATCGTCTTGCTCCGCATTTAGGTTGCACCAGATAAGCCATTGCTCATCTGGCTCTTTGTGAATCACACTGATCGCCATTGCGATGCGCTCGTCAATGGACGCCCGACGAGCTCCGATGCGTTCCTGCAAGGTTTCGGCTGGAAGCGCAAAGAGGAATCCATCGGTCGGCGTTTCGACTAGAACCTCGTGGAAGTGCTCGTACTTTGGCGGCAGCACGAAGCCATCATCTTCGTAGCCCACATCGGATGGTTTCCGCATTGACACCGCCCAGGAACAAACCCACTTCCAGAATTCGCGGCGAGCATGGCCTTTGAGTCTCCACTTCTGCGTATCGCCTCCGTCATGGACAAAGAACATAGCGAGCATTTCCATCGCCGTCATTACTCCCAGAAACTCGGCATGGTTTCCTAACTCCATGTAGTCATTTGGCGCCGGCGTTGCTGTCGCGCAGAGTTTGTACGGAGTCCGCGCGAACATCTCTATCAACGCAGAGCGCGTCTTACCGTCCATTGACTTGAGAATGCTCGATTCGTCACAGACCACGGCACCGAACTTCGATGGGTCAAAGTCATTTATCCGGTCGTAATTCGTGACGTTGATCCCTGTGCCAACCTCCCTCTGATGGCGCACAATCCGAGACTCGAATCCAAACTTCGGAGATTCCTTTTCCACGGTTTGCTGCGCGACAGCGAGCGGCGCGAGAATCAGAATTGGGCCATCTGTGTACTTGGCGATATGCTTGGACCATTCTAATTCAATGAGGGTTTTTCCCATGCCTGTTCCGAGGAACACTGCAGAGCGCCCGAGGCGGAGCGCCCATTGAGCCACATCGCGCTGGAAGGGAAACATCCGGGGATGAAGTGGAGGAATATCGCTCAGGCCGGAAATTACCGGAACGATAGCCTTTCGCGCAAGAAACTCCGAATACTCGCCCCAATTCCTCTGATCTGGCACGATAAATTCTGCTCCCATAACTGCCCCAGAGGGCAGGTCTACCTCTTCTCCGTAAATCCTGCGTATCGTCACTTCCCCGCCTTCCTCGCCAGCCACAAACGCCGACAGTGGCGAATTCTAGGCTCTCCCGCTTCCGTGCAGCACGGCTCGCCTACCTGGGCCCCGCACCTGTCCACCAGCGGGCAGGCCACAGCGCGCGCCTCCCGCTCCTCAGCGTCCAGCCGAGTGTTGAACTCGGCACCGGACTCAACCTTTCGGTTGATCGCTAATGGCACCGTCTCGAATCGTAGCTCCTGGATCATCCCCCACCTCTCTAAAATCCCGCATAAAAATGTGCTTTATCTCCACTTCGCGCGCCTCATTTCTTTCGGGCTCACCAAGGGCAATTCCCATCGCATAGCGAGCATTTGCCCGCGTGTGGGTCGTGAGGCCGTTGGCCAGGATGTCCTTGAGGGCCGCGTACATAGGAAGTGCCGCCCCTCGCAGATTTTTGCTTATAGCGTCGGGTCGATTGGCTCTCGACCCTCCAGCCACATTGCTGCATCTAGGACACATGACCTGAGAGGCTGCCTGTAATTCAACCGTCTTGAGCACCTTGGCTTTGCGGTAACAGTAGCGACCGCACGCACAACGGACGACCCATGAGGCCGAAGTAGCTGCTCTCCCAATCACCGTGAACCGACCAAACTTTTGCCCCGTTAAATTGTCTTCTGGCCGCTCGCAGGAAGGATAAGCGCGCGTAGGAAGAGGGACTTCGCTGACAATCTCGGATTTCGCTACAAAGGTCTCTTCGTACTGGATTCCAGACTGAATGACGCGTGCTGCCAGCCGATTCACTGGCGAGTGCATCCGCGGGATTTTAGCAGTCAGAGATTCAGTCATTGGCTCCGCCTCCAGCAGTCCAACAAGTCCCTTTCGATCTGCGACGCCTGGCGGCCGTGCTGGCCTGAGTCCCTTTCGGTCTCAGATGTCCACAGGGTTGGGCTGTCCCGCATCAGCCGCCGCATGCCGGTCTCGACCATCCCCTCTTGCCCGAACAGCTCGAGCGCGCGCTTCATCCGCGGCGGGATGATTGGCGCCGGCTCGGCCGGATGCACCTTGCCCGGCACCAGGATCCGGTCACCCTTGGCGATCGCGGCCGGCGACGTCATGTCCCACTTGTCGCTTTCTTTCCAGGCTTCCCGGTCCCGCCACTCGACGCCATGGCGCCGCAGCCCGCGCAGCACCAGCGCAAAGGCCGCGTCAAACTCCGCTCGGTCGAGGATCTGGACAAGATCGGCGACATCGGGGAAGGCGCGGACTTCGCGCTCCACCCGGTTGAAGACATTCGCCAGCGCTACCGGGTCAAAAGAGCTCAGTTGCTCGATCCACGCTGCCAGGATTGAGGCGTTTAGGTCCCTCCCCTTCACTGTCTGCAGGCGCACCGTCGCCGCCGTGATCCGGTCGGCTATCGGCTTGTTCACCTGAAAGATCTGGCTGTAGGAAAGCAAAGTTGGCTGCTTCCCGCTCGACGGCTGTATTGCGTTTTCCATTGTTTCCTCCGGTGATGGGTTTTCCCCAGTTGTCGGCCGGCCCTTTGAGCCAACCGATGGCGACATCGATCCACGAGCTTAAGCGCGTAGCCTGTGCTACGCCTTGGCTTTTCAGCCTCCAGTAGAGAATCTTTCTCCACTGGGCGACGTCGATTGTTGGATTCGCTGCCAGCCAGACCTTCAAAGCGCTTCCCTCTCTGCCATCCCACGTTGCCGGAATCTGGTTGGCCTCTTGGAAGTAGGCTTCGAAGTTTTTCTTGAAATCTCCAAAGCGAGGATCGACAACCCGAGGGGGCTTTGCCCCTTGGGAAGGTTTTTGCTTTTTAGTCTTTCTTGTAGATGTAGTAGAAGACGTAGACTGTAGAGCATCGGTTATGCATTCATTTGAGGATGCATATGCATGAGTTCCCCAGCGCGCATCTGCTCCCCTCTTTCGGCTCTCTCGGTACGCCGCTTGACGCCCAAATTGCTCCAGCAATCCAGTTTGCACCCAGCGGCCATCAATCAGCTTCCAAGCTGCAAATATCTGCCGTTTAAGGCTTTCCCATCCACGCGGATTTCCGAGCCATCTCCGAAGCATCGCGTCATCGTCTGGGAGTGTGCATGGCGGGTCTTGTTGCCATGCAATACAAATCAGATGCATATGCATTGCACGTGCATCCCACGACATGGCCATTACCTTGTCGTCCCCGAGCCACTGTTTCGGGTAGAATTGGAACGCAGGAGCCTTCATTTAGCGCGCGGCCTCCGCTTCCCCTCTTCGTAGTAATGGCGCTCGTTTTCGGGTTGGAAGAGGAGCTTGTATCCGTCTGCAGATGGTTGGATCAAAAGCACTTTCACTTTTTGGAGATTGTCGATTGTCCGGACGACGGCCGAGAGTTTCCGGGTGGCCATCGGTGCTAGCCGGAGAAACAGGTCTCCCGGGGCTTCGATTTCAAACCCTTGGACGGCTCCCACCTCAGAAGCGGCTATGAGCAGCAACTTCGCACGAACGCCGAGCGTCGTTTGCCATACCCGCTGGCGGAAGGTTGTTTTCTGGAGATCCTGATCGTTCACGCCCTGTCCTCTCCTTGTGAGGCCGGCGGGAGGCGCAAGGAACGCCTCCCAGCCAATCGCTGTCCCGGTGATCTGCCGGAACGCCTATCCTTTCGCTGGCGCGCAGGACGAAGACCACCCTACACCCATCCGACAGAAATGTCAACGTGACAGCTGTCACATATTGATGTTTATCGAAAATTCCTCTTGCAATACGTTTTGACTTGCGGTACTATCACCGCGTATTGCCGAAAGCGGGGGAATTCCACATGAAGCGAATCGCACTCCTCATCCTGGCTGGCCTTCTGGCAGCCTCGGTCTATCCACAAGCGGCCAAGTCGCCCGAGAAGCCGCCGGTGATCCCGGTTGAATTGCTGAAGGACTTCTACGCGGCCGATGCCGCCCAGCAACGCGCACAGCGCGAGATGGAAGCTGCGCAGCGGGACGTGCAGAGCGCAGCCCAGGTTTGGCGCCAGGCGGTCGACGCCCTGCAGAAAGTGTGCGGCGACAAGTTCCAACTCCACCAGGACAGCGTGAACGCCGACCCCGACTGCGTTCCTAAACCGGCTGAGCCGGCGAAGAAGTAGCGAGGGACCATGGGCAGACACCGCAGACCGACAACCACCGTTTCCTGGCGCCTGAACAACTCCACCATCGCGCAATTGAAAGCCGAGGCGAAGGCGGCAAAGAAGCCGCTGGGGACCTATGTGCGGGATCTTCTGGAAGCCTACGCGCCGGGCACGAACTATGTGGCCGAGACGCGAGAAAAGGCCGCCAAGCTGCGCCAGTCGGTGCAGATCGCGGAGCTGTGAACAAGCATGACTTTAAGCGGGGATCGAGCGCGCCAATGACAGATTTTTTGATGACTCCGGCTCGCAAGCTGGCAATGAGCCAAAACGGCAAAAACTCGAATAAGAGACGGCACGCAGGCGGATTTTATTCTTCAGAGGCTCAGAGTCGTCGCAGACTAGCACAGCTTAACAATGAACAAAAGATGGCGGCGGATTTGGAAATGCAGGGCTTTCAGGTGTTTTCTCCCACCGTTGTCTGTGACCGCGTAGCGGTGAAAGACGGAAAAGTGTTCTTTGTCGAATTTAAGAAACGCGGCCAAGCCCTGAGAGCAGGTCAGCAAATCGTTTGCAACTTAATGCCGGAGAATTATCTGGTAAGGTATGCCGATGAGGGCGCACAACCCTCCTTATGAGCATCCTTGCCCGGTAAGTACACCGAACGGAGGGCAATCGTGAGCGTATACGAAGAGAAAGAATCCTACGCGGCGTCGCGCGCCAATGGACTCGGCGGGAGCGACGTAGCCGCAATTCTTGGTTTTAGCCCGTGGAAAACCCCATTCGAAGTCTGGGAAGCAAAAGTCGCCCCAGAAAAAATCCCCGCCCTCGACTCCGAGATGCTGTGGTGGGGACTCGCTCTCGAACCTATTGTACGCGATCGCTATGCGCAGCGCCTCGGCGTTGATGTGATCGCCCCTGAAAAACTGAGCGCTTACTTCAAGAACACGCGGCCATGGAACGCAATCAACTTGGTCATCGGCGAAGAGCCCTGGATGATCGCCGCCCCGGACGGCTGGATTCCTTCTATGAATCGCGGATACGAGGGGAAATGCTCCGCGCGCAAGTCGGGAGAGTGGGGCGCCGAGGGAAGCGAGGAAGTGCCGGCCCACTATTTCGTGGCCGACTCATGGTACATGAAAATCTGCGAAGCATTTGGCTGGAATTTTGGCGTCCTCTTCTCTGGCAATACGCTTCAGGAATACCGGATCGAACGGGACCCGGTGTTTGAGCGCAACATGACGGAAGTCGCCCGCGCATTCTGGCACGACTATGTTGTCAAGAAGACTGAACCGCCCATCGACCAGACGGTGAGTTGCGGAGCGTATTTCGCCCGCAAGTTCTCGCTCTCGACCGGCGAGGTCATCACCAAGCCCAGCCAGGAGATTCTGGACTTCACCGCGGAGATGCGGGCCGCCAGCGAACAGAAAGCCACCTGGGAGGCCCGCGAGCGCGAGGCGAACAATCACCTGCGGGCGCTCATCGGAGACGCACAGAAGGCCATTACGCCCATGGGCAGCGTGGGCTGGGTGAGGCCGGAGAAGAAGCTGGTTACCGATTGGGAGGCCGTGGGCAAGGAAGTAGGCCCGCTTCACCCGGAGATCGTGAAGGCACACACCGAGGAAGAACAGCGCGCTGCCTTCTTGCGGGCATGGTGGTCAAGGAAATGAAAAGAGCACTCAAGATAGGGGCATATTTCCAGCGCACGCAAATGACTTCCTTGCATGACTGGATGCCAATGGAGCACGCTCCGCGCGATGGATCGCCCATTGAAATCCGCTGCACTTTTGGAGTCGCGCCCTGGTACGGAGTCTTCGCCTGGAACGGCGACGGTTGGTTTAGATACGGGAATACGCATTCCAGCGTGGAGTCAGACGCGAAAGGGAATGCGCCCTTTCTCTCCTGGCGTCCGTTGCGCACTGCTCCCGAACTCTATGTCGATCCAACGAGAGGCATCCAAAATGACCCGGCTTATTGGCGTGGCGCGATGGCGGCGAAGGTTGGATTGCCTATTGACGCGCTCGAAAAAGAAGCTGCCCGTAATTTCCGTCTCCTTGAGGGCGAAGACAAGCATCCAATCTCTTCGCTTTTTGATGCTCTATGCGCGTGGTGGAAGAAGTGACCATCCTCAACCAATCGACGGCCATGGTGTGTGTTCGAAGGGGGTGCGGCGCGATCTGGGAAGGCCCGCCCCGCGATTGTCCACGGTGTAACCACGAAGGCATCCCGTACAAGGACATCGAAGACATGGCGGTCGGCGCACCGTTGCCAGATAGCGGGCTCACGATGCCCACAACAATGATTCAGTAAGCTGAAGGCGGAAGAAATGATAGCTCACATCGTCACTGTCAAGTCTACGCAAAAGATACTCACAGGCGCCTATTACGTCTGTGGGCGGGCGGTGGCTATCCTGCGGGAGCAGAACAGTGATCTGGCGGGGTGGATTTGTTCGGGCACTCACCGAAACATGGATGACAGGACGATGATTCTTGAGCTGATCGCTCCTAACGATGTCAAGGTTCAAGCTGTGCTGGCAGCGGTCAACGAAGCTATCACCTTGGAATGTCCGTGGCTCAAAAGCCTGGACTGGGAGACGTTGCGCTTTTGCAGCATCTCCTGCATGAATCAGGACCAGTAATCCGAACGGAGGACATCCATGACGGTTTCTTTCAGGCAACGTCTGGTCATGGCGTGGCGCACCCTACGCGGGCGCGTTCACGTGCCCAAGGTCGTCTATACTTATCCTGACCCGATCTGGGTGCAGGTTCTCTACTTTCAAGACAACCTACTGGCGCTCGACAATCTCGGTGCGCTTTGGTTGATCCGTGTCGACGGAATGGGGCGGTTCGTTGTTGAATGCCCGCCCGTGCTCACGACACCGAAACGTTACTAACCCGAACGGAGGAGTTATGGCAGAACCGAAGGAACAGACCACAGCACTCGCAACAACCACGCGGAAAGGGGTAGTAGCAACCTTTGCCGAGCGGTTTGATGTCGACCCCACCAAGGTGATGAGCCTGGTCGCCGCAACTGTTTTCAAGGGAGGCAAGGACGAGCCACCGCTTTCGAATGAGGAAGTGGCCGCGGCGTTGATCGTCTGCAATGCTCACGACCTCAACCCATTCCTGAAAGAAATCTATGCGTTCCGCTCGAAAGGCAAACTCCTGATCGTGGTGAGCGTGGACGGATGGAGCAAAATCGTCAACAGCCGCAAACAGCTCAACGGCATTGAGTTCGAGGAGCACTTTGACGAGGAGACAGGCAAAGTTCAGGCGGTCACCTGCAAGATCCACCGCAAGGACTGCGCGCTGCCCGTCGTCGTCACTGAGTACACCCACGAATGCAAGCGCGACACGATCCCGTGGAACACCATGCCGATCCGCATGACGCGCAACCGAGCATTTGTGCAGTGCTCTCGCATCGCGTTTTCGATCTCTGGGATTGTGGACGAGGACGAGGCCAAAACGATCGAGGGCAACCCGGAGTTCGCGGGCAAAGCCATCATCGACGGAGCGACCAGCAAGACGGACGCCGTGAAGAAGCTGGTGGGCGCGCGCGCGCGGGGCGCGGCAAAGCCTGCAGCACAAGCGGAAGCGGCGCAGCAGGAAGAACCCGCGCAGGAGGCCGCGGCCGTGGAGCACGAGTTGGACCAGGCCGAGGAGCGGCACGAGCCCGAGCAAACCGAGCAGCGGTCCACCGGCACCGGGACGCAGAGCGCCAAGCCGGCCGACAGCTACTTCTAACCATCACCGGCAGCGGAGCGGCTGCATCGAGGAACCATGACAGACGACATTCTGAAAGCGATTGACAAGGAAATCGGTCGACTCCAGGCGGCATTTAAGGTGCTGAGCGGCGCGAAGCCGAAGGCTGCGGCCAAGCCAACTAAACCGGCGAAGCACAAGCTGAGCGCCGCCGGCCGTGAGCGCATCGCGGAGGCGCAGCGCAAGCGTTGGGCGAAGGCGAAGAAGTAACCAGTTCGGCGGTGTACCTCCGTTCCCGCCGATGAACCCCCGCCGCTTAGGCCGGTTCGACTCCGCGACCAGGCGGCGGGGATCACAGAAACGAGGCGAATCATGGCAGCACAAAAAGCAACGAAGCTGAAGAGCTTTTTCAATGGGCACCGCCGGGGGGCGACCCTCAACACCTGGGCTCATCTGAAAACGCGGGCTGGAGAGGATCGGATCAAGCTCGATATCCACATGCCGCTCCTAAACCAGAACCTCAAGGGCATGGACAGCGCGATCAGCGAAGCCTTTACCGTCATGGCGAAGGATGACTCGAAAATCGAACGCAGTAGCCTGAACGTCGAGCTCGAAGGTTTTACGCTCGATATCTTCGCCACCGACGAAAGCAAGCGCCGTTCGGCTACCAGCACGGGCGTGCGGATGCAGAAGCTGGCCGTGGTCGCCTCGGGAGAAGGCGAGAGACGCGAACTGGAATTACATCTCGTGGCCTACATTCCGGCGAGCATCGATCTTCGGGATTGGGCGTGGACTCATCTCCATAAGAGTTTCTGGATGGAAGCCGTCTACTCTCAGACCGAACTCGACTTCGACGGTGCCGAAGAAGAAGAGGAAGGCGAGGAGGACGGAGACACGTTACCGCTGACGCAGCCGCCGCCAGGCCAGCGCGTGAAAGTGATGCCGCCGGCCGCAAAGAGCGGACCCAAGCAACTGGCAGCGTTCCACGAGCAGGAAGTCAGCAGAGGTAGGGCATGAGGACAGCTCTTTACTTTGACGAGAACGACGCGCAGCTTGCCCTAACACCTGAGAGTGAATGGGAAAAGGCAATCCTGCGCATGATCCGCGAACGGATGCCGGACATCTCCTACGAGGGGAGCTTTTATGCCTACCAGGGCGGATGGGTCAGGCAGCATTTGCCGTCGAGTTCATCGTCGCCTTTCGGAGACCGCGACTTTACCGGGAATGCGCTGATGATCCGGCTGCCCAGAAAGGGTCCGACGCCATGATCCACGAGCATCACGCGCCCGTTGCCGAAGAGACCAGCGTCAGGCTGCCGGAGGTCAAGCCGTGGGTGCGGTTCCCGGTCTGCCCGAAATGTGGCGGCTCTCTCGGCGCCGGGATCTGGCTGCTGGCCCTGTGGCGTTCCTCCCGCGGCGAATCGGCGCAGTCCTACGTGTATTGCAAGGGGGACTGTAACTCGACGGTCCAGGTCCCGGGGCTTAACGTCCAGACCGGACAAATGGGGCCGCTAGAACTGAAGGTGCCCTGCTTCGGGATTTTTAGCGAGCACATCCATGTAGAATGCGGCCGTTGCCACTTCGCGTGGCTGATGGCGTGCAAGGGAGAAAGGAAACGATGAAAAAGATCGACGTGCAGGAAGAGCGGCCGCTGCGCTGGCCCGATGGCTGCGAGCGCACGCGCATCAAGGAACGGAAACCCCAATCGGCATGGAAAAAGCGATGGGCGGAGTACCTGACGATGCTTAGTGCCGAACTCGGGAAGATGGGTGCGACATCGATTCTCGTAACCCGGCACGAGGATGAGCGTCTCGACCCCGGCGTTTCAGTCTGGTTTTCGCTCACGAAAGAGGACTTCTCCTGGCAGCAGGTGCTCGGACTTGAAAACCCAGCACCGACGCTTGCGGAAATCGACTCGGCATTCCGGGCAAAAGTAAAGCCCTGCCACCCCGACAACCCGAACGGCGGCGATGTGGAACTCTACAAGCGCCTTGTTGAGTCGCGTAACGCAGCTAAGAATTGGATCGTTGGCACTCACGCGCACCGGCACGAGTACGTGATGGCGATTGACCAATACACCGAGGCGCGGCTGAATCTCTGCGCTCTGCGCTTGGCGTTCTTCTACATCCGCGGCCTCGAGCGCGTCGGCGCGCCAGCAGTGCTAAGTCAGACTCTCGGCGCGTTCCGGGCGAAGTTGACGGGAGGTTCCAATGTCCCTGTCGGTGTTTAACCCGTTGCCGGATCAGCAACGCAGGATCGACGAACTAACGCGAGCCCTTCGTTCGGCAGATGAACGCGGCGACAGGCTCGAAGGCGAACTTCTCACGGAGCGCCGCAAGAACAAAACCATCGAGGGCGGTGTTGCCGAACTGCGGAAAATCCTGGCCCCGCTCTATCACGCCCTCGGTATGGTCTTCGGCCAAATCGATGCGATGGGAATTCAGGGCGAGCCTGGACCATCGGCCAGTGCCCCAAAGAACTCGGCCGCATGGGAATCGTGGAAGCAGAAGATGGGGCCGAACTCAGCAGCCGCGAAGATCATCGACATCCTGATGATTCACGGCAAGTTGAACAACACCCAAATTCGCATCCATCTTGGGACGAGCAGGATGCAGACCGTCTACGACGCCATCAGCAAATTGAACAAGGCGAGCCTGCTGAACAAGAACGGCGACGAATTCAGCCTCAAGGAACTTTGACCGCACCACCGAACGGAGGAACACCGCAATGCGAATCACCAGCGCGAAAATCAAGAACGTCCGCAGCCACAAGGAAACCGATCTGTCCTTTGAGCGGATCACCACGATTTCAGGGGTCAACCACAGCGGAAAAAGCTCGCTGCGCAACTGCCTGGAGATGGCCTTCGCCCGCCACTGCGAAGTGACAGAGGGCGGCAAGGAGCGCCAGCAAACCGATCTGCTGCGCTTCGGAGAGAAGCAGGCATCGGTCGAGCTGGGGATCAACCTCGACGGCGTACCGCTCGAACTGAGGGCATCGTTGACCGACCGATCCGGGCTCACGATTGGGCTGCGCAATCCTGCAGACAAAACGTGGGATCCAAATCCACTCCAAGAGGACCTGCGCATCGACAGAGACGTGCTGGGCTGCCTCTGCGACAACCACGCCTTTGTGGGCATGGATCCCAAGGACCAGAAGACGCTGATGGCGTCGATCATTCTTCCCGACAGCTACGATTGGCCCGAGAACATCAAGAACGATCTCCACGAGCAGCGCATCGGCGCGCCGTGGAAGGAGACGCCATTCGTCATCATCGAGCACTGCTACAAGCTGGCCTTCGACATGCGCCGCGACGTGAACAGGTCAATCAAAGACTGGCGCCCTCCGGCGGAAAGCGGGAAGTACGAGGGACCGCCGATCGATGACGTGCGGCAGTTGCTCGCCACCAGGCAGAAGGAGCGCACCGCGCTGGCCGTCGAGCAGCAAAGGCTCGCTGGCGAGATTCAGCGCGCCAGGGACGCCAAGGCGAACCACGAGCGGCGGGCGGCCGAGGCGCGAGCCAAGATCGTGACCGAGCAGGCCGAGCGCGCCAGGGTCTCCGAAGCCCTGCTGCCGAAGGCCAAGGTCAAAGAGTACGAGAAGGAAGCGGCCGGGGCGAAGAAAGCGGCTGAATTGGACGCGGCAATCTCAAACCGTGCCATACGGCTTGAGGCCGAGAAGAAGCAGTACCGAGCCCTGAGCGCACTTGGGGACAAGGGCCAGTGCCCGACGTGCTGCCAGCCCATCACCGAAGAATTCATTGAGAAGTTTGGCGCTCCGCTGATCGAGCGCATCGACACGATGGAGGGTGAGCAGAAGGCCGACTACGACAAGCGGAAGGCCCTGGGCGATCCCACCGGCGCACAGCAGAAGCTGGACGCCCACAACGCGGTCGCTGAGGATGTGGAGCGCATCGACAAGCGCATCAAGGATCTCGAACGTACCGCGGCGAGCGCCAACGAAGACGCCCACGCAATCAATCCTGACGAGCTGCCGAAGCCGGACTCGCTCGACGAGAAGATCGCGGACATCGACGCCCGTATTCAGAAGGGCACAGGATTTCTCGAGCAGGCCGCGCGCGCGGAGGCCCTCAAAGAAGATGCCGCGAAGGCGCTGAAGGTCAAGGCTGCTCTCGACGCGGAGTTGGATCGGCTGGAACGCCTGGTCGCCTACTTCGGCCCCAAGGGAGTCAAGGCTGAGTTGATCGCCAAACACATCGGTGGGTTCGAAGAGAAGATCAACGCCGTGCTATCGAAGTGGGGCTACGAGTTCTCGCTGTCGATTGAGCCTTGGAGTTTCAGCGTG